CTTAATAGAGTCTTTCAAAGAAAGAACACACGTTTAAAATCGTGAATTCGGCTATAACTATTACTTTTAAAAATTCAAATTCTTTCTAATATTCATGTAATAGACTAGGCACCGACCACCTAGTTTTACTAAGGCGTAGGATTTGGAATGGAAGATTGCCTGTATAAACCTGGGACATTTAGGTAAAATACAGGTGTGTAATCCGTGCCAGCACCAACATAATAATATTTGGTGAATACATCTCCTACAGATGTATTAAAGAAAGTTGATGTAGATTGAATACTATCAACGTCAGAGTCATCCTCTGATGTACCAAGAGTTCGTACAGTAGCATCATTAGTTAAAAACTTAAAACGACTGTACATGGGGACTTGTATTGATACTCCCGCTTGAGACTCTTGATTTGTAACACTTGCACCTTGCATAAGCGAACTTGTTGTTGAAGTTAAAAGTTCGGCAAGGACATTATCATTTGGTGTTCCAGAAGCGGAGTTCCAATTATCATAGTTGTTAGCTATTTTGACACTCTCACTCCTTGCAAATGTCACATTCCCACTTCTTTGCGGTGCATCTACATTTAAATGCCACATAATAGACCCCTTGTTACCAACAAAACACTGGGAAAACCATGTCAATGCAGACCACTCCACATAATTGTAAGGTGCTGAACCAGCACCAATTAATTCCTGAGCTGTATGTATACCATTAGGATCAAATCCAGGTAATAAAGGTAATCGCGACATTACTCCATTATTGATCCTCAAAACTTTAGCTCCCAGTTCTCTATGTCCCCATGCACGATGTAATGTTGTGCGTCGCATAAGAGAACGTAGTGAATAAAGAACTTCACCATAATGCATAAGATTTAAGTAACTTGGATTATCACCTTTAACACCACCCAATACAATTTCTTCAGTTTCGAGTTCATCTGTTTCTTTTGATTGTACTGCATAAGGAACAATTGTAGCGGGATATTCTGTTGGACCAGCGACTGAAAAATTTTCGGCCCAACTTACATACGCAAATACATCTATATCTGCAGTAGCTACAGGTGATGTTTGTTCAGTAACAACTCTTATGGATAAAGTTCCATTGAAATTTTGATACTGTAAAGATTCAGAAGCAACCCCATAATACTCAGATATTGTTGGTTGTATGGTTTTCAAATATGGGGTTTCCTGACAATATGGAATTCTTACAGTATAATCTGTAGTGCTACTTAAGTCTATAATTTCTGTATAAACTTCTGTTGTGGCTTGTGTAATACCACCAAGAGTAGCGTGGGGATCCCATTGTACACGTACTCGACCACGGTGAAATTGAGAACAAATAAATTTTAAACGCAAAATCATATCACCACGCCAAGCTTGAAATCCCTGACATACCATCCACCCTGGAGACCCTGTAACAATGGTTTGACCGGATAATGATCCAGTCTTCATCAATTCAGGAGTAACTCCCATATTCCAAAGTAGAGTATCAGGTGTATCAGTTGCGGACCAAATGAATGTATCAATAAAACACTCACGTGCCACAAATTTAGTCAATTGTAATTCATCTTCAGCATCAACACCACATATTTTTGGATCAATACTTAACTCATTTTTTGGATCAAGAGTTAATTTTTCAACTGGTGTTCCAATACTAGGTGAAGCAAAATGGGGAAAGGGTTGAGATTTCATTGCATGAACGTCCGCGATAACTGGAACATTCGTATACCCAAACAACCTTGCAATTGAACCCACTGCTGTAGCTGCAAGACTTGTTGCAGTGGCAAAGGGCTTAATGAGCAATGATGCTCCACCAGTAATAGAAGATAATTTATCAGCTGCCTCGTTAACTTTATCAGCATATTTAGCAACTGCAGAGGCTGGAGCAGAAACAGGTCCATCATCACTATATTCGTCTGATTGTACAGCAAGTGAAGTAGTTGGACCAGCTAACTCAACATCCTCAGCCCAAGCAAAAACTTGTATATTACAATTTGTTCCCGCTGTAGAATTAGCATTTTTCAACACTGTTAGAGAATCAAAGTTTAATGTTCCCATATCAGTTAAGGCTGTGGCTTTTGTAGCATCTAACCACTGTTTATACCAAAAGAATGGTAAAACCATTTCAGCACCTTGACAATTTTGAGGATATAAATAGACATGTGGGCGTTGAGACTTACCCATAAATGCATGATCCTCAACACCAACTCCATCATGCACTGGACATGGATTAAAATTTGTCATAGGTCTATAGGATGTTAAAACTATCCCATAGTAAAATGGAGAAGCATTAATCTGAATCTTGACATGCAAATTACATCTTATTAAGAAAAAATTATCTAATTTCTTTTTTATTGATGTATGTGAAAAATAAGCATTCCAAGGATTCACTGAAGTATCCAAAACTGTATTCTCTGCCCAACTTATAGTTGCTATCTCAACAGGTCGACTTAAGAATTCGCTTAAACTGCAATTCGCAGATGTATCCATATTAGCATAATTTATACTGTGGGGTATATCAAGTTTATCGCCTGGTTCTTGATCACCAAAATGAACAACTTGTTGTTGATTATCACCATCAGCGTCACAACAATTATCTTGAATCATATCCGATTGCACATTTAACTCACACATATCTCGAATATAGTTCTCAAAATTTACATAGTCAGGATTAATGAGCGTATCGAGACCGTAATACTCAATAGTGCTGCACACATCTGCAAAATCTTTAGCAAATCTGAACGCAAATTCTTTATTTGCTGCATGAAATGATTCATCATCGATACCATGCGATGATAAAATTTCTTCATACAGTGTTTCCAATAGTGCTTCGACATAAGCACTCTCATAATTCGTTTTAGTTCCGACGAACATCTTTTCATTTTTACCAAGCTATTTTAGTTCACCTCTGGCTAGCTTAAACATTAGAGATGACCCTGATAGAAATTTTGTGTCTCAACCTACACACCTCTAAAAAGAGATTTTGGGGAGCGCCCTGGTAAAGAATCTAGGTGATCCACTCTTCTTCGGAGTAAATCTAACAGGTTTCATATTCCTATGACAGTAACTATCACCTAGAAGGACTTTTGGTTTTCTTAGACATAGTCCTAAAGCCTAATAAAATACCTTACTGCAAAGTAAGGTACAAAGAAATGCGAAAGATTTGTGAATGCAAAATAAAGTAAGAATAAGATTTGTATCAAACACCAGGTAATGGTGTATGATAAAAAACATAGACAATAATATTTACAACTTAGTTTATAAATTCTAGCTATCACAATATATTCACATCTCTTATCAATTAACATACAAATCCATTTATGATTAAATCTCCAGACCACATTAGTGAGATATGTAAATACCATACTTTGAAGAAAATAATTTAATATATCCGCATATTGCATCCAAATATGTATAGAGATATCATAATTAGTTGTTGACCTATAATTAGGATAGAGAAATATATCATATTCCTCTACGCTCCATATTTCATCTGATTGGATAAGTATGTATGTTTCGTCTCGATAATAATCCATCAAATCTCCTTCCAAGTGATATGTTAAATAAGGAAAAAGATTCTTTTCTCCTTTTGTCCAAGATTCTTCTGACTCAATTCTAAATGAATTCTTATCAAGTATATGTTTGGATGATCGCCAAAATTGATTAACTAAATCATCCCAAGTCGGTAATGTGGATTCTTCAATCCAACATTCCAACTTTTCTTCTTTAATTAACTGTTCAAACATGTTTCTTTTCTCTATAAATATATCTTTTCCATAAAAGAAGTACTCACGCAAAGCTGTTGAAATTATAGCTACACATTGTGCTTCTTCTGGAATCGATTTTGATCTCGTCCAAACAGTTAACATTTTCTCAATTGATTCATGCTCCAATGGAGCCAAAAAACATTTGAGATCTTCATCATAACGCCAAGTTCTTTTTAAAAAAGAGGCGTCACTAATATTGATGAAGGGTACACTCTCAGCTTCCTTATCAGCCATAGTATAACCAATACCATATTCAGCAAATTTCCTAGCAATACTTGTGTGATTAAACCAATCGCAATTCCTTGATACAGACATAATATTATCATCTCCATATGTTAATAATGATACATTATCATTGAAACTCTCGCAATTTCCACATAACTCGTGATACATATAACGCATTCTTAACGAATTAACTATACTATTCAAAATAACTGTAAGTGGATTCCCTGAAGGGTTGGATCCATAAAATTGCACTAAATCTCCAGCGTAGTCCACCAATGGAAAAGCTGTATCTTCTGCAATGCAACGTATTACCTTCAATTCTTCCTGAGTAAAATTACCAGACAACTCACACAAATCATGCAAAATATCAAAAGCTGTGAGAATTTCAACAGGTGACATTCTTTTATCAAAAGATTTATAATCTCCCGCTATAATTCTATCCTCACCATGGCATGTAACATATTCATAAATTTCCTGCCACTCTAAAGATTGTGCAATTGTTCCAGGTGCTGCTTCAAAAGCAAATCTGTTATTTTGGATTAATCTTGTACTAGTTAATAGAAATTTTCTAACTATAATACTCCAATCCATTGGTGCACCAGTGAATACTCTAGTTTTACCCATTTTTATTTTCTTAAATGAAACTGGTTCGTCTTTAAGGTGGGCACAAAAATTTGGATGTGCTTGACGACCATCTAAATATCTTTTTATAATATTTTCCAGTCTATCATCTATCTCTTCATCAACCACTACAGGATCCAAATTTTCACCAACAGGATCTGTTTTCTTCAAGAAATATTTCTTACTCTTTTTCCATGGATTGCCAGCACTAGTATTTCTATTAAGTTTATCTATATAACAAACTCCAGCGGCTCCATTTAAAGCTGTGAAATCATCTAGTACTATAAGTGTTTTCTTAATTTCAGAAATGTTAACTTCTTTAACAATTTTATCCATATAACTCTTTTTACAATTAGCAAGGACACATGAACTCAATCTACAAATAGGTTGAACTAAATCTAGAGCCCCAATACGCCAGGGTACATAAGATCCCATGACTGGTGCTCCATATCGAATTTTATAACCTAATTTATCCAAATTATTCACTATTGGGGTGAGACCTACTTTTGATCTGGGAATATTTCTAAATCCTGTGAAAGAACCAAAAACATTTGCACAACCACCATTCATATATCTAAAGACAGATTTTTTGTCTAATGTTGAGACTTGCCTATTTTGCGATGATGAGCTTAGTAGATCAAATTCAGAACTTTCGACTGAATATTTACTATTATCTTGAAACATAGTTTCACAAAATTCTGAATCAATACTAGTGAAACAAATTTTATTATTAGACATATTTACACCAACATGAATACCCATAATTATATAACCTAATTCTGTATTGGCAACAAACAATGATCCACAATCTCCTGATTCTGTTTTGGTTTCAGTAACTCCTTCAATAGTTCTAAGTGGTAAAACCCCAAGTTTTGAACTAGTTGTAACCACATCTCTGTGCTTGGCATTGTTAACATCAAATGATCGTACACTACCATCAAACAATCTAGAAAGCGAAACTCCTTTAAAAGTTCCTTTACAATCTTTATTTGCAATATATTTGATTATGTTTTTCTTTGGTGGAATATTGCGTATTTTAAGGAAGGCTATATCTCTTTTTGGATATCTCACAATATCATCTTCGCAGATAACAAATTCTAAATTACGACTTACTCCTAAGCAACTTGATTGAACGAGAATCATACGGGAACCAGAACCAACATCAGGTATATTATGGTTATTCGTAATATAGATATGACCACCTAAACACGTCATTTTCCCAGGAGTATATTTTGTAGTTCCAAATCTGTATGTTCTAACTGAAACACAATTGTCAGCTATACGACTCACAAATTTATTAAAGTCTTCACTCATAGCTGAACTACTCTGCCTCGATACCTCGAAACTAGTTAAAGTGAAATCCTGATTATACCAAACATTTTCTCTTTCATCATTCGTAGGTTCAGGTTTTTCACCATGACTAGAAGTCTCTTGTCCTTCTAGACGCAATCTACTAAAGGTTTTATAAAAAGCAATTGCACTTCCTACAGAAATTAACAAAATTGATAATTTAGGAGTTGTGAAATATGAATTAACACGATTTCCCATTTCTCTCCATTTATCTTTTCTATCCAAATTCTCTAGAATCCAAATGCTAGCTTTTCTGTATTTTAATGATGTAGAATCAAAAAATTTTGATATATAGAAAGTGAAATATATGAAACAAAACATTCTTTCAATCCATTTATATACACTTGTTGTTTGTATGATAGAAAATAATTGCATAGGTAAGGTACTAAGGAAAAAAGAAACGTCATTTTCATCACTCTGAATATTTAAACACATTTGATCAGGCAATTGACAACACTTACACACAGTAGCATTTCTTAAGTGAGATAAACCGTGTTTGACTCTACTAATATTATCCTGGTGTTTATTTATTGCATCACGCATCCAAATATAAAATTCAGTTTGTGATGCATTTTCCAAAATTTTTTCCATATAAGCAAGAGTTCTTCTTTCACCATAAGGTACAGGTCTAACAACTTCAACTGTATACGTCCACAAATCAGCAAATGGAGAACCATCATTAACTAATGATGAATCCAACATACCTTGTGAATTTGTATATTCTTCTTTAACTTTTGGTGTTACCACATAAGGAAATCTACGTTGAACTGCTGATGGATATGCAAAATAATGTTCAGCATTAACTGTCTTAACATTCGTAGTCGCAATAACTAATTTCGGTTTACATGGAGTTTTACCCTTATCCTCAAGGGCTGCTTGATCTGGACAATATGGAACTGGATTCATAATTTGAATAATTTCTTTAACTGATGAATTATCACCCAACTTTGGGTGCTCAGCAGCTATATCATCCATGACAATACACCAACAACAAGATCGGAAATTATTCCAATATTTGGCTAAAAAATTATGAACATATTTATACATTTGGTCATTTGGTAACCCTACAACTTTTGCAAAATATTGATATATTTGTTCAGTAATAGTTGATTTACCTATACCAGAACCTCCTACAACAAGAACACCAAACGGTTGTTCTCGCGGTTCCCGACAAGCGGCTAATGATGTCAAATCATCACGAATCATTTGTAATTCACTCAACTTCATTGAAATCAATTGCTTTTCAGAAACATCGAGACCTCGAGCATGTTTGTGTATAGAAGTAAATTTTTCTATAGTAGAATCTAATTTTTGACGAAATTCTGGTTCATTAAAACCATGATCTTCAGCATTAGAAACAAGTCTAGCCTGTCGTTTTAAAAGTACAGCATCTTCATAAAGTTCACCATATTTAGATCCAGTTTGTGTAAAAGCACTAATGTCACCAGTTTGAACAATATAGACCCCTTTTTCCAAAACAAATAAAATTGTATCTAATAAAGTATACACAAAATCTGATTTATTTGAAAATTTTCTTCGTAACATTGCCTTCTCCATTGCAGAGTATCCCATTTTACTCATGGGAATACCAATTGTATCAAAAATATTTAAAGAAATACCATACATGATACATTTATATATCTTCTTGTAAATGGGACTATTTATTATGTCTTTATAAGAATCTAATAATTGTCTAACTTTGGGGACAAATTCCATACTTTGTACTTCATATTCAACATCTAAATTATTAACATCAAATTCTATTTCAACTTTATCCAAAAACAATTTACGATAAACGTCATAAGTCAAAGCATCCTTAGATCGTAACTTTGCAAAGGTAACTCCAACTTCAATCAATCCCCTTCTTGTAGGTTTTTGACTCAATAAATATGCACACCATGCTATATCTTCAACAAGTTTAGTTACATAGGGGATGTCAAAATCTGATGAAACTTCATTACTTTGTACATTTAATTGCGCATATTCATGGATTGTAGGAAAAACATTTAAAATTTTGTTTTCTACAATACCACAATCACAATCACTAAAACAATCACATTTTTCATCAAAAATAGTAAATTTTTCAAGATCTCCCTCAAAATCTGAGGGATTCATATTATGTGGTTTGTGAATATCACAAACACCATAACCACATAGACATTGATCGATTTCTTCACAAAAGAATGATCCATAAAGGTGTTCAGAGATTTCTTCATATTCTTCAAATTCCAAATTATCTCCTCGCACTGAAAATATTTCTTCCTCCTTAATAGTAGGGAGAAAAGTACTGAAATGTGGATTCAACATTTTAAACGATCTTTCAGTAATTTCATAGGGAACATCATCCTCACCATATATCCTAGCAATAGACATATGTAAATCACAATATTTTGGGGCAGGGCTTCTGCATCGCGTAATCGTATTTTCTTTAATTGTAACCATGATTAAAATTTATAAGTATAAGGGGGTGCTGTGAGCAATTATT